GTAGCGATATTGACATCTTCTGGCTGGACGAGGAAATTGTTGACCCTGACTGGCACCCGGAGCTTAGCGCCCGTATCCTTGACCGCAAGGGTTGCGGTTTCTGGTCAGCGACACCGCAGACTGGAACCGAGAAACTTCTGGAACTCCATGAGAGGGCGATCACCGAAAGAGAGAAGCATCCTGATGATCCCAATGCGAGAGTGGTGGACGAGTTTGTCATTATCTTGGATGACAACCCGCATATCGGTGACAAGGAGAAAAAGGAATTTGCAGAAGGAATGTCCGAGGACGAAAGAAAAGTCAGGATCTCCGGCGAGTTTGCCATTAACAGTCTGCGGGTGTTCCCGGAATTCTCCAAGGCCATGCACTGTGTCGAATACTTCCAGATCCCAAACGAATGGACAAGATGCGCCGTTGTCGATCCGGGAAGGCAGGTATGCTGCGTCTTGTTTTTTGCCGTGCCTCCTCCAAGTTATGGTCACTTCATTTATCTTTATGATGAACTTTATATTTACAATTGCGATGCCGAGCAGTTTGGCCAGAAAATGGCGCAAAAGGCGGTTGGGCAGACTTTCGAGAAATTCATAATAGACATGCACGGTGGCAGGATATCCGACATTGGATCCGGCTTGAATGTCGAGCAGCAGTATTCTAGGGCGTTGCGCAAATACCGGGTGTACTCTTCCACCACCGGCAGCGGTTTTCAATGGGGTTCGGATGATGTGCAGGGCGGTATCGAGTCAGCACGGTCTTGGCTCAGGGTCAGGGAGGACGGAAGTATCCGGCTCAAGGTTTTCCCGCAATGCCATAATTTTATCTGGGAAATAGAAAGGTATAGGTACAAGAAAGAAGCTAGGGGCTATGTGACGGACAGGCCGGAGGAGCGTGGCCGTGTCCATGCCATGGCGTGTTTCCGATATATCGCCATGGCTAACTTCAAATATGTCCAAAGGCATATTGTCGAGAAGCGTGACGATGTGGTTCTCAAGGCGTTAAAGGCAAAAATTAAACGCATGAACAAGCAGAACGGGGGCTTGGGCATGATTAATCTTGGCCCCGGTAAGGAAAAGGTGTGACTATGAGTGGATCTTCAGCGATGATTATTGGCGCTATTGCAAAGGAATCTTTCAAAGATGCTTGCCAATACTTGGATTATTCTCCTAAAAACGAGGAGCTTGACGAGAATTCTTGGACTGCGATAGGCGAATGGGCGTTGAATAGCCCGGATGGAAAGGTCAAAGACCTTGCGTCACAGATAGCCAAACTTTGCAATAGTGAGCCAAATGAGCAATCTTTAGTTGCATGGGAAGCTGCGATTATGGTACTTTACAACACGGTAATTGAGCCTGAGGAAAAGTTTGACCTCGATGGATGGCTCAAATCTGTCAAGCCCCCTGTTACAGCCCAAGGAGAAGAATGATGCCCCAGTTTGCTATGCCAGCCGTTTTTGTGGGAGATATGGTTTTGTGGTTTCATGCTGCCGATAAATCAACCATGCCAAGGCCAGCGGTGGTCACCCATGTTGGTGCCGACACCATAGCTTGCAGCGTGTTTGAGCGAGACAGTGTGAGCCTGATGTGCATGGACGGCGTTAGGCATATGGACGACCCTACGACCCAGATTCCAGAAGCCAGAGAATCAGGAGCATGGACTTTGATTCCTAGAATCTACGAACACAAACAAAAAGGCGCACTTGCTTCTGCGAAATAATAAATGAATCAAGAATCCCTGTTAGCCCCAATCGTGACTGCATGGCTCAAAAAGATCCAGCTTGCCTATGATTTCAAGCAGGACGAGTTTGGCAAGGACGCCGAAACTTGCATGCAGTTTTTCGATGGCCCGTATGATTTTATGTACGGGCTGAAAAGGGGTGGCGGGGCAGGTCTTTCATTCACTGGTTCAGCTGACGATTTCCCTAGGCCGACTTTTGCCATGACCGTCAACAAGGTTGCGGAGATGGTGCAATTGTTCGGCCCTGCGCTCTATTCAAGAAACCCGGACAGAAAAGTCAATCCTAGGGTGGTGCAGGATATTCCAACCGGAGCGTTTGCCCCGTTTGATCCCCAGCAGTTTGGCCCGATGTTCAACCACCTTCAGGAGCTGAACATCAAGCAGACCAAGCTTGACGGCGCAAGGGCGCTTCTCCTTGAGCAGTATCTTAATTTTACTCCCGATGCGATGAATCTCAAGGATCATTGCCGAAGGGCGATAGACGAGGCATTGATCAAGGGAATGGGCGTTCTTTGGACTCGACCCTATGTTTCTCCCGGAACCGGTAAGAAATTCATTGGCAGTTTTTATGATACCGTGGATAACCTTCTCATAGACCCGGACATGGAAACCATTTCCGAAGCCGGGTGGATAGCCAAACGCTGCGTTCATCCCGTGTGGCAGGTGGAGCGAGACTACGGCCTTGTACCCGGTACGCTTTGCGGTCATGTGGAATCATACAACCAGCAGGGTAACCTGATGGCTGAGGGCAGCGCCGGTGACTACAAGCGCAAGAAAGGCAAGACCAACGACCTCTTGGTGTATTGGAAAATATATTCCAAGGTTGGGGTTGGCGGTAGGCTGTCAGGCGTAAGCAAAGAGCTTCTTGAACCCCTTGAGGAGTACGGCGATTACGCCTACCTTGCCGTCTGCGACAAAGTCGATTATCCGCTCAACATCCCGCCAGATATTCAGAATGGCGGTGACGATGTCGAAATCAAGCGAAGGCTTGAATGGGACACGCCGTTCTGGGCAGATGACAGTTGGCCGATGACGCCGATTGTTTTCCATGAACGACCTAGGCGTGTATGGCCGATGTCGCATCTTAAGCCCGGCTTGGGGGAATTAAAATTCATCAACTGGGTTTATTCGTTTATTGCCGGAAAAATCAGGGTTTCCTGTCGTGATTTTCTTGCCATCAAGAAATCGGCTGGCGAAGAGCTTAAGTCCACTATTCTTCATGGGTCTGACTACGAGCTTTTGGAAATAGACGAAACCCATGGAACCGTGAGCGAAGTGGTACAGTTTCTCCAGCATCCTCAGTTTAACAGCGATATCTGGCAGGTGCTTGCTGCTGTTGAGAAGAATTTTGAAAAACGAGTTGGCCTTACCGAGCTTGTCTACGGCGAATCCGCAGCGTCATACAGGTCTGCAACTGAGGCGCAGAGCAAGACTGAGCAGACAAAGATCCGTCCTGACGACATGTCCAACAAGGTCGAGGATGCCATGACTGATGTGGCCAAAAAGGAAGCTTTGGCTGTGCGCTGGCATATCACCGGTGATGATGTGGTTAACATTGTTGGCAAGCCGATAGCGTTCCTTTGGGATCAGATCATTGTCTCGAGTGACCCGAATGACATCCTTCATAACCTTGAATACAGGATTGCAGCAGGAAGCTCACGAAAACCAAACAAGCAGCGTGATGCTGACAACATGGGCCAAGCTATGCAGAATATTCTGCCAAGCTTGTCGAGCTTTGCTCAGAACACCGGGGATTTCACCCCTGTCAACGCCTTGCTTTCGGATTGGGCCAAGACGCTTGATTTGGACATATCGAAGTATCTCATTCAACCACCACCCCCGCCACCTCCCGGTGCGCCCCCGCAAGGTGGCCCACCTCAGGGTGCGCCACCACCACCTCAAGGAGCGTAACTAATGGCACAAAAAAAAGGATACATGCCTGACGGATCAATAGATAGAAGCTACAGATTCACTGATGCCAAGTCTCCAACAGGTTACAGCTATGCTGACGGTTCTCCTGCGCAAAGCGTTTACGCTCAGGCCAAAGATCTTCAGGCTCAGCAACAAGCAAATGACAATAAAGCTGCTGCAAATAATTGGGCGCCATATGGTGGGCTTCCGGGTGCTGGCGTTCCAAAAAAAGGCGATGAATGGAAACAGCGTGGTTACCTTTCCAATGCAAACATGAAAAATCCTGTGCAAATTGGCGGTCTTTTTTATGATGCTCCTGTTCAAAACAAAAATTACAATCCGGTTCCAATGCCAACTTTCAGCCCATCTGGGGCGCAGATGCCTATCCCAACCGTACAGCAGCGCATGTCAAGGATGGGTCAAGCAGTACAGAAGGGCGTAGCCAAAGGATCTATAAAAGCGAACCAGCTTAATAGATATCAAGTGCCGGGACAGCAAGCCCCATCTTCTCCTTTGGCAAAACAGCTGGGTAATCCAGAACCCGATTATCAATTTTACACACAAATGCCAAATAGTCATATTCAGCGTGAATCTGCTGGTCAAAAAGTTTCTCCTGCTTCTCCTTTGGTAAATCAATTGCAAGGATCGCAGGGCTACTACAATCCTGCAAGCAATCCTCAGCAAACTGGCAACACTTACAATCAAGGTTACCCAATACCCAAGCTGGCGAATTACAGCGCCCCTAAGCCAGTGCCATTACCACAAGGAAAATCAAGGGGTTCCTAACATGCAAAATTTTCCAAACAGTAGCGCTTTGTACGACCTTCTTATGAAGGTGCTGACCAAGCCTACGCCTCCCGGTGAGCCTCCACCGCTGGACAAAGCGCCTGATCAACCGCCACCGCCTGTTCCACCGTACAAGTAAGCTTTAATTGGTTGCGAGGTAAAATCCATGAAACCTGAAGAACAAAGTTTGTTGGCAAAAATGCTTGGGTATGCTGGTGAAACTCTGGATAAGCCGGGTAGGTTTTTCCGTGGGCTTGGAAGTACTGGCTTGTATTATGGTACATTTAAAAATTACGGTCAGGCTGATCCAAGAGCCATGCTTAATATTGTTCCATTTTCTGATACTTTTGGTTTAACTGACCCAAACGCTGAGAAACATGCTCGTGAATTGTACGCTCCTGCAGGGTACAACGCTCCGAATGATGGCACTATTGGTTCAAGCCTTGGTGATGCTGCCGTTGACATCGTGACCGACCCTTCAACATATTTTTCATTTGGAATTGTACCTACACTTAAATACGCAGCAAAAGGAATTTCTGCAGCTCCAAAAGCTCTTGGGATCACATCCAAGGTGGTTAAAGTTGCCCCTGAAGTAATGGACGCAGCCAAAGTTGCCCCCGATATTATGAACGCTGCTTCCAAGGCTCCTTCCGTTGTGTCCACTGCTGCCCGTGAATTGCCAAGCGTCATCCCTGCAAACAGCTTTGATAACATGGCTGACATTGGTTTGGATGCGTTAAAACAACAAATAGCTCAAAAATTTCCAAAAGCAAAAGCAAAAGATCCGGTCACCGGAAGATTTGTTTATGGAGATCCAATTCCATTGACTAGTGATTTAAAAAACACAATTCAGAACGGTGTTGAAGCTTTCCCGACAACAACCAAAACGGTTGATGAGTTGCTTCCTAGCACAAACCCTTTAAGAGAGCTTGTTCAAAAAGATCTCCCGTTCAATGTCCCGGTGTCAAGCACCAGCGCTGCGATTGAGCAGATGGATCCTAATTTTTTAAAAATAATAAATGATGTCCCATTTGGTTCTCCGCAAAAGACAGCAAGAGGATTTGATTACACCATGGATATTGGCAAAGTTAAGCCTTTGTCAGAAACGATAGGTACATTTGTCACAAACACTTCTGACGATGCCATTCGTGCGTTTGATTACGCAAATGATCTTGCTAAAGTAAACCCGGTAACAAGCACGGCTGGAGGAACATTTGCGGATGTTGCTGCTCCAATAGTTGATAATGTTGCCACAAAAAGAACATGGGGAGGGTTTTTGGGCGATGGCTACAATTACGCAGCTGATAAATTTTCAAAAATTCCAGATATTGGTAAAAAAACAATTGCTGTTCAGTTTGACAATTTTGGAAAAATTGACGACCTTGGCAAAGCCGTTCCTGTTTTTTCTGATAATACAGACAGGGTTGTCAGGTCTATTCCAAAATTTTTAACTAACTCTGTTCCAAACAATGACTTGGCTGCTGAGCCTGTGATGCAAACTCCTCAGCCAGTCAAGAAAACAAGCAGGGTAATAACTGACGATAACCCATGGGGCTGGTAATCAAGGAGTTAAAATGGCTTCACCACAATACAATTCCGTATATGACATGTACAAAGGTAATCAAGCTAAGCCTGATACTTTTGGCAACGCTCCTGATCCTAATGCTGACCCCAAAGTTTCCATATACGGAAATAACACCTTTGGCAGTCCAAACTTGCCAAACAACAAGCCAGCATTTAATTCTGTGTATGACATTTATGGGCAAGGAAAGATGAACGGGTTTAGCGCTGGCGCTCCTAAAAAGAGCAACGCAACAGCTTCGGCTAATAAGCCAAACCAAAATCCAACTATTGGCAATCCTGCTCGTACTCCTGACACTTCTGAACCGTATTACCCAAGCGATCCGGTTTATAATCCCGGCGATGTTTCTGGAATTGATGACAGCGAATATACTCCCGGAAGCGGAAGTGGCTTTGGGAGCAGCATTGATATGACTAAACCAACTCCTCCCGGAGAACCTCCTCCTTTGGATAAAGCCCCTGATCCGGGCGCTCCTCCTGCTCCTCCGGGCGGTGGAGGCGGTGGTGGAGGCGGTGGTGGAGGCGGTGGAGGCAGCTCAAGCGGTGGAGGGTTTGGCGGTGGGTTCGGTGGCGGTGGTGGTTATGGAGGCGGTGGAGATACCATTATTTATCCTAATTATTATTATGGAAACAGTCAAAATTCAAACAACGATCAAGAGCCTTTAAATGGATTTGGTGGTGAAGGCCCATCTGGAAGTGAATATGACGATGAAGAGCCTTACGATCCTTCTAAAAATCCAACGCCATTGTATACAGATTGGGATGGTAGCAATTGGATAACTACTTGGAGTGACGGTTATAGAGATCTCGCTGGTTTTTCGGCTATAGCTGCAGGTTACTCTGGAAGGCAGTTTGGTCAAGATGTTTCACCAAACCCTTACCACCCAGCAAACAGCCCTAATTAATTTCCTACGGAGCAATAGATGGATTCAAAGCTTTACAATGAAATGATTGCGTCAGGAGTGTCGCCTAAGCTTGCAGACATGCTTGCTTCAAGGACTCCTCCCGGAGCAAACACAGACAGAGAATTTCTCCACGGCCATTGCAACGGAAATCAGTTTGAAGGGTTTCAGGCAATGGGCGATTACTATCAGTCATACGCAAAAAAAGCTGGAATAAATACCAAAGGTAAGATATACCTTAGTAGCCTAGCAAATTTTCCCGGAGATCCTAAAGCTTGGGTGTCAGACAGATCTGATGCTGCAAGAGTGATTGACAGTAACGGTTGGGGCGCTGAAGGCGCTATAACCAGAAAAGTTAAAAAAGTTTCTGAACGATTTAACAAAGATGTCGCTGACGATATTGTTTTGGAAAATGCAGAAAAAAGGATGGGAACGCAAGTTTTATCAAAGAAAGAAAAGATAGATTTGGTTAATAAAACCAGAGAATCATTAAAGAAAGTAAAAAAGAATGTCTGACAATGTGATTCTTAATCCGGGCGAAGGTGGAGACACAATTGGCGCCGATGAAATAGGTGGCGTCAAATATGTTGTTGATAAAATAGCTTACGGCCCGGACGGATCAATAACTCTTGTAAGTCTTGACACTGGGCTTCCAATCAATCTTGTTAAATCTGTGTCATCATCTGTAATAACTGGAAGCAAAACTACGGTGGCAAACACAGCAGTGCCACTGACATCCGGTTCTATTCCAACTACCAAAGGTGTCGTGGTAAAAAGCGCCAATGCAAACTCAGAAAATGTGTACATAGGCCCGTCAACTGTCACTCCCGGAACAGCGTCAAGCACCGATGGTTTTGAGCTTTTTGCTGGGGAAAGTCTGACAATACCTGTAGATGATGTTTCTAAGGTTTATGTTAATTCAACTTTTTCAGGGATGAAAGTTTTTTGGACTATGGTGTAAATAAATGAATTTGATTCATAATCCAAAAATATTAATTAAAAGGTTTAGTGGCGCAGGATATGTGCCATTGGCCTCGCAGTTAAATGTTGGGGAGCTTGGGGTCAATTACACAGATTCCAAGGTTTACACAAAAAATCAGGCTGGTCAAGTTGTTGATGTTAGCAAAATGTCCAATTTGTCAAACATTGATGATGTTAATATAACTAGCGCCCAGAACGATGATTTATTGAAATATAATTCAAGTTCTTCAAAGTGGATTAATTCTGGTTTTATTGATGGTGGAAACTTTTAAAATCAAGGAGTATGGGCATGGCTAATACGGTACGAATAAAAAGACGACTGTCAGGCAGTCCGGACGCTCCGTCAACTTTGGCAAATGGAGAGCTTGCCTATAACGAGGTGTCAGACACCCTATACTATGGATCAGGTAGTGATGGCGGTCAAGCTATCAATGTGATACCTATCGGTGGTCAAGGCGCATATTTTAATTTAAGCGCAATCGCAGGGAATGAAGTTTATTCAAACACTGTTTTTACTTCAGGTTATCAAGTAACATTTTCCGGGACTGTGTCCGGCGATGGTTTGTACGATTACCTTGGCACTATACCTTTAGATGTCCTTGCTCCAGCTGAAAACAACATCAACCTTAACAGTCATAAGATAATTAATCTTGCTGACCCGGTTGACGCCAACGATGCAGCAAACAAGGGGTATGTAGACGCAGCAAGGTCTGGTCTTGATGTTAAGGCGTCATGTCGTGCAGCTACTGTTTCCAATATTACTCTTAGTGGAACGCAGACGATTGACGGCGTTTCTTTGCTTGCTGGCGACAGGGTTCTAGTCAAAAACCAAACAGCTGGAGCTGACAACGGTATTTACATTGTCGCTTCTGGGGCTTGGTCAAGGTCTGCTGATGCAGACTCAAGCTTAGAGTTTAACTCTGGCATGTTTATTTTTGTTGAGGAAGGGACAGTCAACCTAGGTCGTGGTTATGTTCTTACTACTCCAAACCCAATAACTCTTGGCACGACAGAACTTGAATTTACTCAGTTTTCAAGCCTTGGGGCAATTACTGCCGGAATTGCTTTAAGTTTTTCAGGCACTACCCTTAATGTAAATGTTGACAACACTAGCGTTGCAATTAATGCTTCCAACGAAATTGAAATACATTCGTCTTGGGCTGGTCAATCAGCAATAAATACTGTTGGAACCATTAGCACTGGGACTTGGGAAGCTGATATTGTGGCTTTAGATTACGGTGGCACTGGCGCTGATTTAAGCGCAGAAGCCAATGGAACCATATTTAAAAAGTACAACACAGGTTTTGTAGCTGCTTCGGCAGGGACTGATTACCTGAATGATTCTTCCACCATTGACGGGGGAACATTCTAGCAAGTGTCAAACACAATAAAGCCAAAAAGGTCGTACACAACATCAGCTGTTCCCAGCGGTCTTTCCGCTGGCGAATTAGCTATTAATGCTGCTGATGGCAAAGTGTGGATTGGTTCTGCTCTTGGTGCTAATGTTTTGGTTGCCAGTCTGTCGTTAAGCGACATAAATGGATCCACGACAAACATTACTGAAGGAACCAATCTTTTTTACACTGACTCACGATCTCGTTTGGCTTTATCAGCAGGGACAGGGATTAGTTATGACAACACAACTGGAGTTATCACTAATTCTTCCCCAGATCAAACAGTAAAATTGACGGCAGGTACTGGGATTTCCACTAGCGGAACTTATCCAAATTTTACAATAACGAATTCTTCACCAGACCAGATAGTTTCGCTTACTGCCGGAACCGGGATAGTGGCTTCTGGGACTTATCCGTCATTTACAATTTCAGCAGACGCAGCCAGTGCAAACACCGTCTCCAAATTAGTTATTCGTGATTCCAGTGGAAATTTCTCTGCTAACACAATCACGGCTAGTTTGACTGGCACGGCGACCAAAGCAAACAATTTGACTGGCGGGAACAAGACTACCCTTCTTGGATCTATTCCGTATCAATCTGACACTGACACTACTTCCTTATTAAGTCCAAATGTTAACTGGGCGCCAAAGTTTCTTTCACAGTCAGGTGATGGCACAAACGGAAAAGCTCCAGTATGGTCTAGTTTATCTCTGATGGATATCGGAGGCGTCAACCAAGGGGGGATCCTGTATGGTGGCGCTTCATATCCTTATTCAACTCAACCGGGAACAGTTGGCCAGCTTTTGGCCAGTGGAGGAACATCCTCACCAACTTGGACTAATCCGTCATCATTGACAGTTGGTTTGGCTACAAGCCTTGTAGGCGGTAATGGAACTACTTTGCTTGGCTCAATTCCGTATCAATCAGGAACTGACACCACATCTTTGCTAAGCCCAAACACTAGCTCGACTATAAAATTTTTGTCGCAGACTGGCACTGGAACCAATGGTGCAGCTCCCGTTTGGTCTACATTGACTTCGTCAAATATTACAACAGCACTTGGTTTTACTCCATACAACAGCACTAATCCAAATGGATATACAAGCAACACTGGTACAGTGACATCTGTAGGAATG